AAGAACGGTTATTGGTAACAAAGCTTCAATCATTAGTAATACACTAAATACTACTAATGGTGCATCCAAGCTTGCTATCAACAACTCCGTTGCTACCACTTCAACACTACCATTTCAAATCATTGATGTAGTTGACAGCACTGCGACAGGTAGCGATACCTTTCAAGAAGTGCTTGTCATATACAGCACACATACTGATAATGGTAGTAACGTGTTCATCGGTGGACACGCTTATCGTAACCCAGTTGGACTGTAGGAGGTATAGACAATGGCAATTTCTAGAGCGCAACTTCTTAAAGAGCTACTTCCTGGTCTTAATGCACTATTCGGTTTAGAGTATGCAAAGTACGGGGAGGAACATGCGGAGATCTTTGAATCAGAGACTTCTGACCGTTCTTTTGAAGAAGAAACTAAACTATCAGGCTTTTCTGCTGCACCAGTCAAAGACGAAGGTTCTGCCATCGAATATGACAATGCACAGGAAGCATTCACAGCTCGCTATACACACGAGACAGTGGCGATGGGCTTCGCAATTACTGAGGAGGCTATCGAAGATAACTTGTATGACTCTTTGTCAGCACGTTATACAAAGGCACTAGCTCGTGCAATGGCGTACACCAAGCAGGTAAAAGCAGCAACTATCTTAAACAATGCTTTTGACTCTGGTACTACCTATGGAGATGGAGTGGAGCTTTGTTCTACTGCACACCCATTAGTGAGTGGTGGAACTAACTCCAACGAACCATCAGTAGCCGCTGATCTTAACGAGACTTCATTAGAAGCCGCTGTTATTCAGATCGCAGGGTGGACAGATGAAAGAGGACTTCTCATTGCAGCAAGACCTCGAAAGTTAGTGATCCCACCGAATCTACAGTTTGTGGCAACAAGATTGTTAGAAACTGAAGGCAGAGTAGGAACTGCGGATAACGACCTCAATGCACTACGCAACAATGGTTCTATCCCAGAGGGCTACACTATCAATCACTATCTGACTGATACAGACGCTTTCTTCCTGCTAACTGATGTACCAAACGGTCTAAAGCACTTCACACGTAGTCCAATGGCTACATCTATGGATGCTGACTTTGACACAGGTAACAGCAGATATAAGGCTAGAGAGAGATACTCTTTCGGTGTATCTGATCCATTAGGAATCTTTGGTTCCCCAGGAGCCTAAGAAAAAATCAAAGGGCGGCTTGCGGGTCGCCCTTTTTTACTTTATACTACGCTTACCTTGACAATCACATGGTGTGATTGACTTCAGCCACGACAAGGAGGTTCACATGGCTAACACTACATTCAAAGGAACATTGCGTTCTGAGGGTGGTTATTCTTCAATAGCTACAGCAGCATCAACAGGGGTAGAGACTACACAAATGTCTATATCTTCTGCTGGTTTTACATCCCTAAACGCAAACACAATGGCAACCGAAGCAGGTGCAGGTATTACAGGCGGCACAGGTACTGTTTACAGAAGCTCTGTAATTAGAGAAGGCGGTGTCATCAAGACAAGTATCTTGATTGATCTTACAGGTCTACGCTCTACAGCCAACGGTGATATCATAGGTGTTAACGGCACATCAGATGTATGTCACATCGGACAGATCACAGCTGCTAGAAACGGAACTATCTTAGCAGGTAGAATGACTTGCTTTGAAACACCTGCTGGTGGTGATCCAGATATCAATGTCCACTCAGCCACTGAGGGTACAGGTGTTGAAGATGGAGCGATTGCAGATCTAACTGAAACTCTACTGGTAAACTCAGGAGATCTTTCAACAGGCACTGTTGTTACATTTACAGGTGTACCAGCAGCAGATGAGTTTCTATACCTAACTCTTGGTGCTACAACAGACGCAGATTACACAGCAGGAAAGTTACTTATAGAATTGTTTGGTTACGAAGCTTAAACTAGGAGGGTACAATGGGACTGTCTGATGTAAAAGCATTAACAGTAAACGATGAGAATGCCGCAGACGATGATCGTTTGGTCACTGCGGCTAGACCTAACACGTCAGCGACTATGGCTCAAACTACTCATGCTAACGGCACTGCTAGAAATGTAACGGTTACAACTACTGGAACAAGCGACAACGCGAAGACTTGTACCATAACAGGTACAGATGTGTTTGGTGACGCTATGACAGAAGTTATCACGTCTACAGGATCAGCGGAGACAGTAGCAGGAACTAAGTTGTTTCTAACTGTAACTGCCGTGGAGTGTTCTGCTCAATATGCAGCGAACATAAAGGTAGGTTCAGGCACGTTATGCGCTCAAGCTATTCAGGGTAGTAATCGTGTGCGATTAAAAGGATTTTCAATAACTTCTGGTGGTACTGCAGGGGATGTGGAATACATAAACGGAACCCCCGAAAGTGGCACGACGTTGTTTAAATCCAGAACAAATGGTACAGCCAACACTGTGATAGATAGGACAATACCTTCAGAGGGTGTCTTGTTTGAGAACGGCATGTCTGTAAAGTACACACTGGACGTTGCTGACATGATAACGTTCTTTCATGCGTAACGATTACAAAAGAGGCGGTCGAGTCCGCAAAGGCAAGGGCATGAAAGGTATGTCCATAAAAAGTGGGGACAAACGCCCCACTAAGGCTGGAGCGGGCATGACAGCAAAGGGTGTTGCTAAATACAGACGGCAAAATCCTGGGTCTAAGCTGAAGACAGCTGTGACAGAAAAGAAGCCTACAGGTAAGCGAGCGGCAAGGAGAAAGTCATTTTGCGCTAGAAGTGCAGGGCAGATGAAGAAGTTTCCAAAAGCAGCGAAAGATCCGAATAGTCGGTTACGACAAGCAAGAAGAAGATGGAGGTGTTAAATGGATAAAAAAACTATGACCGAAAGCATGGACATCATGCGAAAAGTAAAAAGTCTGCCAAAAGAAAGACAGAGAGAAATGGTTAAAAACCTGAGTAAACAAGAAAAAATGGCTTTTAATGAAATGAATAAAAGATATGCCTCTGTCATGGCAGATGAAAAAAAAGCCGCTAAAAGGGGTGGAGGCGGAGGCGCATTTACTCAGTTCGGAACAAGTAGTAGAAAAGGTGTTGAACAATTAAGAAAGAAACCATTCGAGTTCTCTCGTGGAGGTGGCGTAGCTACACAGGGGACTAAATTTAGTAGGAACGGCTAATGGCGATCAGTCGCGCACAAATGGGTAAGCAGATCAAAAACCCACCAAACAAAATGTCTAAACTTTCCCAGAAGAGAAAGAAAAAGGCAGAGAAAGAGAGAAAGAAGAAAGATGGCGTATTTACAAAGTAACATACCGTATTTTAAAGCATGGGTAAGACGAGAGTACACGAAGAATTTTATAGAGTATCAAGGAGATTTTTTACACGCGATGGTTATAGCTGTAACAACAATGCCGAATAGGTGTCTAAGTTTCCAAGTAATATTTACTGGATGTGAGACAGATGACACAGATGAACCAAACGTGCATGGTGGAGCCATGTGGGCTAGGATGCCCATAACAGCGTTGGTAGCTGATACCAGTTACGAAGAGTGGCCCACAGAGATGCCGACCTATGTAACACAGCCGTGGGATTGCATGTCTCACGATCACTCAGTTTACGTATTGAATAGAGCCACACCTGCTCCTTGGATAGCCAAGGTAGACGGAGAGTTCTATCCTGCGAAATACTATTTTACTGTAGACTATACAAACAGTGAAGTAGCGGACGATCCTGCCCAACACAAACAGAGTCATGTTCTTGAACTGTTAGATGCAGGAGAGTATACAGGTAACATAGTAGCGTTGCCTAACAATCGGGTTCGTGTCACGCACCCTGCGTGGTTTGAGACTGGTCAAGGCGCACCAGACTTCAGACCGAATCAACATACTTTTCATTCTAAACAGAACCACGAATACGTTTGGGACACCCAGCGTGTTTTTAATAACCTATACAAGGAGCAAGAAGATGACGAAGAAGAATAATAAGATGAAGATGGTGAAAGACCCAAAGACAGGAAAGATGGTTCCTGAGTTTGCTGTAAAGAAAGCAGAGGGTAAAACAGTCAAAAAGAAGATGATGGCTGGTGGTAAAATGGTTAAAAAGATGATGGCGGGCGGTAAAACCAAGAAAGGTTACGCTGCTGGTAAAATGGTATCAAAGAAAATGATGTCTTCAGGTAAGCTTGTTGGAGGGCAAACAAAGCTAGACAAGAACAAAGATGGAAAGATAACTGGAGACGATTTCGCGATGTTGCGAGGGGGCAAAGCTAAAGGCGGAGCTATCAAGAAAATGGCTGGCGGTAAAATGGTCAAGAAGATGATGGCTAAAGGCAAGATGGTCAAAGGCGGTGCTAAAGGCGGTAAGAAGAAAGCCAAGGTAAGAGGCGCAGGTATAGCACGAAAAGGTGTAAGACCAGCGAAAATGGTGTAAATCATGGCGTTACGTAGGTATTACAAAAAAGGGGGTAAGATTTGTCCTGCTGGTAAGGCGTGGGCAAAACGTACCTTCGATACATACCCTTCAGCGTATGCCAACCTTGCGGCTTCTAAATACTGTAAAGACCCTAACTATGCAAAGGGTGCAAAAGGTAAAAAGAAAAAGAAGAAGTAATGGGTGAACTTAAGAAGTGGTTAGATCAGAAGTGGGTTCGTATAGGGACAGACGGAAAGATCAAAGGTCCTTGCGGTACATCTAAGGATAAAAAGAATCCTGACAGATGCTTACCTGCCGCAAAGGCTAGGAGTCTGTCTCAGAGCCAACGAGCCACTACAGCCAAGAAAAAGAAGCGAGAAGGCGCAAAAGGGAAAACTGTAGTAAAAAATACTAAACCTGCTACAGTAAAACTTAGCGGTGGAGGTCTTGCCCGAAGAAGGCGTGGTATCGCAAGAGGTTGCGGTGCTGTCATGGAGGGTAGGCGTAAACAAACGCAGTATATATAGGAGGCAACATGGAGCTTATACAGAATGGTACGTTTGCAACAGGAGAACCTGTGTACCAAATAGCAGAAAAGAATAGCGACGGGACACACACCACTGTTGTGTTTGACCCGATGACAAAAGAGGAAGCTGAAGCAAGACTAAAGTCTATGGGAGGCACGACTGTGGAGCCTGTACAAGAAACAGTATCTGACGACTCTCCTGACTACAAGTCTATGACAAAGTTAGAATTAGAAGCCATGATGCGTGAGCATGGTGTGGAGTTAGACAGACGTAAATCAAAAGGTGAATTGTTAAAAGAAGTAGACGCTTATTTTGCTCACGTCTTGCACACACCTAGCGAGGACTAATAATGGCTACATCGGGTACTACAGCATTCAACATGGACTTCACGGAGATCGCTGAAGAAGCGTGGGAACGTGCAGGTCGTGAAATGCGTTCTGGGTATGACCTAAGAACTGCCCGTAGATCCATGAACTTGTTGACCATAGAATGGCAAAACAGAGGACTAAACCTTTGGACAATAGACAGCGTGACACAAGCCGTAACGGCAGGTACAGCACAATACACACTTGCCGCAGATACCATAGACTTATTAGATCAAGTTATACGAACGGGTGACAGTGGTTCTGGGGGTCAGTATGGTGACGGAGGATCTACACAATCTGATCTCACCATAAGTCGTATTGGTGTGACTACCTTCGCGTCTATCCCTAACAAGTTAATACGCGGTAGACCTATTCAAGTATGGGTTGAAAGATTGCGTGATGCACCACGAATAAACCTATGGCCCGTGCCTGACAAGTCCTATAGCTTTGTATACTGGCGACTACGACGTATAGAAGATGCAGGAAATGGCATAGAAACAGCGGATATGAACTTTAGATTTCTACCTTGTCTGGTGGCAGGGTTGGCATATAACATAGCTATGAAGACACCTGAACTATCAGGCAGAGTACAGATGTTAAAAGCCGACTACGACGAACAGTATAATCTAGCTGCTGGTGAAGACAGAGAGAAAGTATCTGAGCGTTTCGTACCACGAGTGGGGAGGATTTAGTGGCATTTGCATCTATCAAAAGAGCAATAGCTGAATGTGATATTTGTGGGTTTCGTTTTAAACTACGTGAGCTACGAAACATAATCACCAGAGGCAGAGACACAAACATCAAAGCATGCCCGCAATGTTTTAGTCACGACCACCCACAAAACAAACAAGGGTTGTATCCTGTGCGTGATCCCCAAGCGATACGTGACCCACGTCCTGATTTCGCAGGGTATATACAAAGTAGAAATTATGCGTGGGGTTGGAATCCTGTAGGTGATGGGCAGAACAACTATGGACTAAGTAAGAGTAGTAGTTTAAAAATGATTAGTGGTGTAGGATCGGTAACGGTGACAACATGAATTATACAGAATTAAAAACAAATATAGCGGACATATGTGAGACGACGTTCACA